CTAGTATATTGTTACCTTGAACTTTATATAAAACATTTCCATTTGAATCCTTAACAGTTCGGCCACTGATTGAGTTCAATTGCAATCCATTTGTTCCTGTTGGACGAATTGCCGTATACAATTCAGTAATATCACTTGTTTTAGTGATTCCGTAAATATCATTAGGATATCTTAAAATCGTACTGCGTTTATCGCTTCCCATTCCTTGAACTGAATCTGAATGAGCACGATAAATATTCAATACAACATTCTTCAATGAATAATCATCATTTAATTCTGTGACAAACTCTAATTCTGCATCAAACACTGTTGCAATTGAATACAATCGAGCAAGTACTGTGTCTGTGCCTGTCCATTCATGAGTAATCTTCTTATTTGATACTTCATTTTTACCGATAATAAACGATCTTTCAAATCCATATGCACTAACATATTCTGCAAACGACATTGCTCTAGGAGCTTTATATGCATCCACATATTCATTCGTTAACTCTAAGCAAAGGCCATAGGCGGTAACAGTTGTTGTGTCACCACCTTTTTCAACACTCATGATCGTTAAATGGTAGTCTTTACCTTTGCGTTTAAAACTCAATTTATTTCCTTCAACTAAAAAGACTGCATCATCATGTGCAGTCATTGTAGTAAATTCAAATGTATAAGATGAGCCTTTTAAATAAGTATGCAAGATTTCATCAAAGTAATGCATTGCATTAGGCACAGTGTTATCTAAAAAAGCCAATACCTTATTATAAGGATTTAATATTGCAATTCTTATGTATTCCATTTATAACCATGCCTCCCTTATTCTAGCTTTTACTGTCGGTTGAGATTTCGTCCATTCTGAACACGTAACTTTGATTTCAGATGTTCCAATTGGTGCTTTGAAATACTGAGTACCTAACACCTCATCTTGAGGTCTAGCCATACCATTCACATAAACGTGAGATGATTTACCATCAATAGTAATCTTAGTACCGCTTGGATACCTATTAGGAATATCACTCCATTTTGATACGTTGTGTTTTGTGAAGTTAATTACATCAAACCCCATTCTCGACATCAGTTTATTACCACTTCTATCTCCCCATTGTTTAAATGCAATTTGAATCTTAGTACACTCCATATTTTCAATCTCAGGAATGTAATAATTGTAGTAGCCACCATAATAAAAGAAGCGAATATTCGCTCCTTCTTTATAAATATCACAATGTCCCCAGTTCCAATACCAAGGGTTTTGATACTGTAAATGTGATGTTGTGTAACCCCATTGTCTCAACATCTTACCATTAGCCCATATCTCATAATGGCCAGTGTTTCCAATCGCATCAGTCTTGTACCAACTACATCCACAAATCAATTTATTATCTGCAGTCAAGAAATTGATACACATTTCACCGGTTTGGCCCATTAATCCGGCCCAAAACACTAAATGGAAATACGAATAGAAATTCTTAGCACCTTTAATTCCATTTGAATCCGCAGGTATTTCTAATGTTCTCAATCCACCATTTGCTCTACCTTTTTTCGTGCCGACTGTCCCAAAGCCAATAAATTTTTTGTTAAACCAATTATAAGTAGCACAAGTACCATTAGCACCATATTGTGGATGCATTACATCTGTACCACTTGTATCATCTTTGCAATTAATAAAATCATCAATTGTAGCTAACGCTTCACTTCTTTGATAAGTTTCTCCATCTAGTTCTTCAACTTTGCCGTATTGCATGATTCCTTCTTCAGACACCAAGCCAATATATCCTGTTTCAGATGTTGTTTGAACATCATAATCAATACTAACTGGTACAGTTCCTTCATTTACAATATTCAAAACTCCATCAGTAGCAGTAAATTCTTTTTCTGTAGTTGAATATTTCCTAGGGTCTGAGCAATAGATTTCGATTTCACCAATCACGTTATTACTTCCGCCATCAACTTGTGTGTTAGATGTCTTAGTTCCAATGAAATACTTGTCGCTTTCATCATTAAAAATGACCTTTACTTGCTCACCGCTCAACAATTTATTCATCTTGTTGTAAGCTTCTCGATATTCTCTGCTTCCTTTAGCTCTCAATTGATATTTAACTGTAATCGTTCTTGCAGGTGTAGTTTTATATCTGTAATAAGAGCCATCCATTCCATCAATTTCTTGATCCGTAACTTCTGATTCCATTAACTCACGACCTGTTACAGAAAGTGTTCGATAACCATCAATTTCATTTTCTAAATATACGCCATTATATGACATGGCTTCTGTCGGTAGGTTAGTACCGACAATGCCACTGTTTACTGTATCTACAAATGCATACATTATCTGTTACCTCGCAATCTTTCATTGAATTTAGAATGTTTATCAAACTCACTCTGATTTGCTCTATATGTTGCACGTGCGAATTCTCTATCATTGATATAAAGTGGTGTTTCAATGGTTAATTCAGCATTGTTTGTGTAGTCGTATTCTGTGTTCAAGTCGCTCACAATGCCTCCAAAAGCCATTTTAGGAGCGCTCATTAGTGGAAGGTATAACAACTTCTCCGCAGCCTTTTTAACCTGAGGAACCATTCCTAAAATACCATTGCGATATCCTTTACCCCACCACATACCATCTTTATCTGCAATTTTAGATGGTGAGCCAATCTTAGCTTTTGCACGAATTGCCGCATCTGTTGCAGCTGCTAAACTAGCGGCCGCTGCTCTAACAGAACCTTCACTAGCTCTTAAACCATTCGCCAATCCTTGACCAATCATACGACCACAGTATTCTGCTCGTGATTGACATGAATTAAATGCAGATATAATTGATTGACAAGAACTTTTTGCAACTGATACACCTGTTTTAAGACCACTACCTAACCCTTTAGTAAAGTTATTTCCCATTGCAGTTCCCGAAGTAGTAGCTTTTGCTTCTGCATTTGTCATAGCTACGATAATCGCGTTAATAGAAGCCACCGATGTACTAGAAGCACTTGAGAAAGCTCCGCTGATTGTTGAAGCCACTGCTACTAGCATGGCTAAGCTTGTTGCAGTAGCCATTACAGAACTTGCAACTGGTGCAATAGCTCCTGCAAATGCAGTCATAGCTCCACTTGCAACTGTTAATGGTTCTGAAATTCCGCTTAATGAGCTTAAAGCATCTGATAATGATGGAATTGTTGCCGATAATGATTCAATACCTGCTTGAGTTGATACGATCATTGTTAATGCGGTTGCTAATGCCATCATTTGAGCGCCAGTATCGCCCATTCCACTTGATGCAGTTGCAATAGCTCCAATTCCTACTGCTACCGCTCCTAGACTAGCTCCCATATCAATTAAGTTAAGGCTCGTAATAATCTTGATTCCATTTGCTAGTTGCTTGAAACCTTTACCTGCATTTAATGCAGACTGTCCAATAGATTCAATTACTCCTGCTACAGAGTCCAAGATTCCACTTACTGTTTCACCAAATGATTGAATCACATTTGAAATCCCTTCAAAAACATCTTTAATAACTGGGCCAAAAGTAGAGACAACATCTGCAACACCTTCGAGAACCATTTGCAAGCCTTCACCTTGTGAACCGACTAATGCCATAGCAGCACCAGTGGCAAGAATAGCCGCTGCCAACGCTAACCATGTAGTTGGCGGTACCATTGCAATCGCAGTTCCTAAACCTGTAAATGCAGTTGCTAATCCTTGTCCAATACCTTGTGCTACCGTACTGATTGCAGTACCAAGCGATTCAATGACTGTTCCGACTCCTTCCAAAGCTGATTTAATGCCTTGTCCGATACCTTGAAAAGCAGTACTAATAGCTTCTCCTAGACCTGTTATAATTCCTTTTACACCTTCACATACCGAAGTAATAACATTTGAAATTCCTTCAAATGCAGAATTAATAATCTGTGCAGCTTTAGATGTTTTCTGAGCAGTTCGCATTGTTGCATCACCAATACCGTCGCTTGGAGTACCATTTTGTGGTAATTGTCCAGGTATTTCTTGAGTTGGTTTTTCTCCTAATCCTCTGATTTTGTCAATAATTGATTTTAACTTTGAATATCCACCTTTAGCCGTGCCAACGACACCACTAATCATACTAGATACTTTGCTACCGACTTTGATCGCAACAAATGCTCCTACCAATAATTTGACTGCTCCTGCAAACTTCTTGACATCTTCCGTTTTAAGATTTGCTATGAAATCTGCAATTTTGCCAGTTACATCTTCTACTTTTGCAATGATATTTCCAATGTCTTGTCCTAACTGCTCAAAGACTTTACTGTCTTGCAACTTATCCATTACATTTCCAATAGCATCTTTGACTTTGTCGAACAATGTAATAGCGTTTTGTACGGCATCCGTTTTCATAAAGCCATCATAGAATTGTTGGATCATAGCTTTTGCATTGTTTGCCCTGTCTGCTAGCCAATCCATAGCTTTTGATACATTCTCCATGACTCCTGGTTTAAAATCCCATGTCAAACCATCGTCATTAGTCTCCATGATTGAATTTCTGAAATCATAGATTTTTGATTTAATCTTTTCTAGATTGTCAACTAATCCACCCATAGCTTTCGACTTCATCATATTGTTCATAGCCGACATAAAGCCTTGTTCAAGGTTCTGTACCGCACTCTTGATGTTAGTCATGGATGTTTTAACACCTTTAGAAGCTTCTAATGCAGTGTCTGCAAATCCACCTGTTTCAGTATCACATTCAATCATTGCATCGTTTAACTGGTCAAATGAAATAGTTCCGTTCTGCAATGCTTCATACAATTCATTTGTATTTCCACTCGCAATACCTAGTTTTTTTGCAACCTTTGTCAATGCAGGTGCCATTGTTTCCTGTAATGTTCTCCATGATTGCATATCTACTGTACCTTTAGCAAGCATCTGTGAATACTGTTGTAATCCACGTGATGCATCTTCAGAACTAGATCCACTTGCTAAAAACGCATGGTTCAATGCGATTGTAGTATCCGTTGCCTTGTCAATATTACCTGTAACGGCCGCCAATGATTTAGATGTTGTAACGACATCCGCCAAGCTCGTTGGTAAGCCTTGAACTGATTGATTTAACTTTGCAACACTCTTTTGAGATTGCTCAACTTCGAACCCCAAAGACTTCATTACTTTTGGATAGGATTGCATGGTATCAAATCTGTTTATAGCACCATCAAAAGACGAGCTTAGAACGTTCATTGTTGCGCCAATAACCTTTGTTACACCAACACCAGCCACAATAGATTTAACTCTATCGCCAAACGACTGACACGATCCTAAAGCTTTTTTCATTGTTGAGGTCATATTCTTATCAGTTGCCGACAATATAGCCTCAACGCTAAAACTTTCTGCCATTGTTATCCCTCCTTCTTTTGTTCTTTTATGAACTGTGCTAAACCATCAAACTTGCTTTTCTTCTTAATACCCATAACTCTGTCCAACTGCTTTTGATAATCAAAGAATTTATCGAATTTCGTATATACAGGCTTTAACTTTTTGCCTACTCGCTTTCTAGCTTTAGCCGACATATTCAAATAAGCCTGCAAGTGTAATTCGTAATGTTTATCTACAATTTGAAGTTCTTTAGACTTCATCAAAAGACGATATTCGTAAGGAGTAATATTATTTACCTGGTCCAAACTTTTGAAGTCTAGGTATCTAAAACAAGTCATTACAACACGTTCATAAAATTCATTAAATGTTTCTTCTACTTCTTCTCTGCTTCCTGCGTGATCATCAGTGGCTTCACTTCTTTCTTGCACGCATTCGCTTGAGATAAAAAATTAATTACATCCTCAAAAACTTTGTCGATATCATCAACTTCTTCTAGATAATTTTCGACATCCACTTTCTTTAACCTTGGGGTTTGTCCTACATTCATGTAGAAAATGCAATCTGCTAATGCATCAATATCACCATCAATGATGCTTGCAACCATAAATTTCAAGCCTACTTCTTTTTTCTTGCCTGTATTAGGTATATCTACAGTTACTTTTTTGTTTACCTCGTGCAAGAACCCAAATCCTGCTACTAATTTATAAATTTCTCCATTTACTTCAATTTCCATGTATTTACTCATTCAAAGTCCTCACTTTCTAAATACAAATATAAAAGGGGCAATTTCTGCCCCATCATGCGTTTATTACGCTTCCTTAGTTACATCTTTGTAAACGTAAGATGCGATTTCCTGTTGTTCTTTAGTTACTGATGCATATCCATCTGCACCATTTCCATTTGCTCCAAACGTTAAATCAACTTCCACAGAGCCTTCTGCTTCAGATGAAATCGAGCATTCTGTTAAATATCCTTGGTAGTATTTGGCTTTAAACTTACCGACATTTGTTTCAGTTCCTTCTTCCGCTAGGTTTACTTCCCAACATTCGACTAATTCATCTGCCAACATAGCCTTTTCTAATTTATCAATGATTGCATCACCTTTTGGCATAATAGATGTCGATGTGATTTCAATTTCTGCCACTGATGGTGTACGAATAGCTCCATCTTTTGTAGCAGTTGTATCTGCATCTTTTGTAATGTTTCGTTCGTTTTCTGTTGGGAAAGCAATTGCACTAGCATTTTCTTTCTTTGAATCTTTTGCAACTCTGAAAAGATAAATAAGCTGCTTACCATTTACCGCTTCAATTACATTATCTGCGAACATTTGTAAATCAAATTTCATTATTTTCTTCCTCCTGTAATCTTAAAATCCAACTCAAGAACACCATGCATCAATGGTGCCCCTGTACTAGAATCCGACAATATCCGTTGGTTGATATTTTGGATCATAAAAGCAAAATTGTTTGTGTGGTTAATTTGTCTAGCCACTTCCTTAATGGTTTGCATAATTTCCGATAATTCTCCACGCTTTCTAGGATTGTTGTGCCATACATCCACAACTTGCGTGATAGTGCCTAGAATCATTGTTTTATTTCCATAATCATCAACAAGTTGACTGCTACCGATATAAACATACGGATATGGTGTACCTTCACATGGAAGGAACGTATCATATACGCTAATTTCTTTACTCTTTAACTCTTTTTTTAATTGCACTAGTAACACACTAAATAATTCCTGCTGAGAATCCATATCATCACCTACTTAACTAGCTTTTTCATGTCTGATTTGAAGATTGGCACTTGTTGTTTGAATGCAAGTCTAACAAATGGTTGTGCATCCATAAAACGTGTTCCAAATTCAACGTAAGGTGCATAATGTGTTGTTGGGCCTTCTGCATATGTGAATCCACCATCACGAGTTTCACCTCTGATACTTCTTTTGGTTGCTCCTGTTGAATACCCTTTTGTAAACACTGCATTGCTAACAGTTTTACTTTGCAATTCTATACCGTTTTGTTTGACCACTGTTTTCACATCTTCCATAGAACAATTCTTTTTTAGCTTCTTCTGCAGTTTGTCTAATCCTCTTATTTCAACTTTTGCCATCTATTGCACCTCAGACAGAATAAAAGACTCCTTTGTACGGAGTCTTCTTGAATAATCAACTTTGTATTTTTTTGTACCGATTCGAATATGATCAAAAGGCTTTTGATAGATGTTCTGTATATGACAAGTAAGGCTACCTTGTCTGATTTGTCCGTATATCTGCATCATAGTTTGTGTTTTTGTATCCATTACGGAAGCCATTACCATTTCTTCTACAGGTGAACCATCTTCATAGTTGCCTGTGTTCTCGTTATAAGAACCTTGCACAAACCTTTGAAAGTAAATAGGTTTATCGTACCTCATAAGAACCGAACCTTTCCTTTATTTTGATTGGCTTGCTCATCTCTCCAGGATTGAATCTCAGAAGAGAAAGAAGAGAAGTCATCATCATTAAATGACATTGACTCCCCTTCAACTGAATGTGTTTGAACACCCTCAGAACCAATCCTATTAAAGCGTTTGATGGACACTTCAGTAATGATATATTCTAGTTCGTCAGGTATGATTTGGACGCTTAGAAGCGTTTTGAGTCGACTTTCCGTAAGTCTTACAATGGTATCTAGCTTTTCATCATCAGTTTGCAAACCAAGAAGCAGTTTTACATCATTTAATACGGTTGTTGTCGACATATTCAATCACCTATGCCTTTAAATCAACAACTACATCGCCTTTTGAAACTGCTTTGTAGTTTTTGTCACATTCTACGATTGTGCAGTGATTAGATGCTGCTGCTTTGATATCTGCTCCTTCTTCGAAGTTCTTCCAAGATTTTACATCTGCACCATATGCCACTGTTTCTTCAGAAGCTCCTACCTTATATTTGAATTTGTTATTCATAGATTGTAACTGTTCTGCAACTGCTACTTTTGTAGTTCCTGATTCTTCACCTTCAGAAGCAGTCAATGTTAAATCACGTAAAGTTTGGGTATCTGCTTCACCTACTGCAAAGTGTGCAATTGCATCCTGATATTCACACATTAAACGTAATCCCATGATTGCGAACATATCAGAAATAGCACGATCATAGTTTCCTTCTACATGGAATCCTAAGAAACCAGTAGTGCTGTCTGTAGTATATGAAAGTCCTGCTTTTACAAATTCAGAATCACTTGGATCTACATAATATGCAATGATGTTGTTCATTGGAGTAGCCACTACTGTTTTTTCTGCAACTCGGTCTGTTAAGAATACAATATCTGCTCCTAAGAAGCTCTTAATGTATGTTAAACCGAATGCAGTCTGCATAGATACATTAGCTTCTCCTAAATAGCGGTAAGCATCCAATGTGTTGACGAATACGGCAATACCAGTAGTATTTCGTTTCATCTGTTGGAATTTGTGTTTAACATTACCGATTGCCATTGCGATAGCCATTTGCCAAGTAGCTTCATGTCCTACTAAGCTACCTGAATTCAACTGTTTATATAAGCGATCAGTGATGTTATCTTGTAAATCAATACGGAATTGTTCATCTGTATCAGATACTGCAGCTTCAAAACCTTTTTCTGCAATTGCTTCAATAGATACGGCTTTACGGAATTTCTCGATTCGAATTGTATCGAATACTTCTTCTTCAACTTTGTATTCGCTTAATGGAATAGATTCACCTTCTGCTACCTTTCCATCCTGTAATGTTCCTGTTACTTTCTTTGTTTTTAAAACAGAACCATTTGCTTTACGAATTGGGCGAATGATTCCTAATACATCCAATAAAGCTTGGATATTCTTTCCAAAACTAGTAACAAAATCAATTTCATGTGCTCTAACTTGGATGTTATCTGCTCCTGTTAATCCTTCAGGTGCTGCAAACATTTGCAAGTTCATACCTTTATAAATTTTTTTCATATGTTAGTTCTCCTTTTTCTATTACTGGAATAAATCCATATTTTCCGCAATCATGCGTTGTCTTTCCATTGGATCAGTGATACTCAAGATTGATTCACGAGTTACACCTTTGTTTGAACCTCCTCGTTTAGGACCGTTACCTTTCAGTTTTTCTTTAACCGCTTTATCTACTTCAGATTCAAACATCTTAACAAATGCATCAACCGCTTTCTTTGTTTTATCTGCATCTTGATTAACTAGAACAGATAAAAGGTCATCACCAACGTTAATATTGTGCTCTGTACACATTTTGCGTGCTTCATTTGTCATTTCTGCAATCGCATTTTTTGCTTTCAATTCATCCAACTCTTTTTTAACTTTATCACGTTCTGCTTCTGCTCGTTCTTGTGCATTCATATCCGCTAAGCGCTTAGCTTCTGCTTTTTCTTTTTCTTGATCTGCTTTCCAACGTGCAAACCTTTTATCAAGAATCGCATCCAAATCTTTATCTGAATATTTCTTTTCAGATGATTTGTCTTGTCCTTGGTTGTCTTGTCCTTGGTTGTCTTGTCCTTCAGTTGATTGAGTATTTGTTGATTGAGCACCATCATTTTTACCTGAAGTTCCATCTGCAAAAAGTTGTAAGCAAAAAGGTAGTCTGTCATTGAATTTTTTCATATTTATATTTCCTCCTATTTTTCTGACTTTGCTTGTCATTTCCCATATCTTTTTAAGGCTTAAATGCTTGGCCTATAACCCATACAGTTTAACGACGTGAATGCTTGGTCTTGTTTGGTAATGTGGATATGTAGACTTTATAAGTCTTGGCTTTTCCACAAAAAATGCACCGTTGATTACGTACTTCAACGATGCACTCTAGCCATTGATCATAATATTGTCTTTCGACACGCTCCAAATATTTGTGATTACACATCTCTCAGTTCCACACATTCAGGATATGCTTCTTCTGTGCCTTTGCATCCAATTCTGAAGAAATTAATTGCTAATTCTCCAGCAAGGTCCAAACCCGAGATATACAACGTCTTGCAATTCTCATCAGGGCTATCATATCTGCAAAGTGCATCGGATGTTTCGTCGATTGAATTGGCCAATGTCAAAAATAGTACTGAGATAGCGCTGCAGACGATATCTTTTCCTATCGGAGCGTAACGAGCATGGCCATGTACTTCAATCAGGCAATCACTTTCTGTCTGTTTAATCTTAATTTTTATCACATAATATCACCTGTTTCATTTGTCTTTTTTAACTTAATAGTTCTTTCAGAGAGAAAACTAGATGTAACTTGCACTTTTGGAAGCCAGTTGTTATCAGGATTTAAATTCATTTCTATCTTTAAATCTGTTAGAAAATCATATTGATCCACAATATCATCTGCATGGTCAATAATACTTTGAGCTGCTTCTTTTATATGCTTCTTAATTTGTTCTGATCTATCTTCACCACGTGTGAAATAATAATCCATAGTATCACTCCCTTGCATAATAAAAGGCCACTCGTTTTGAGTGACCATAATTACATCATATTTTTTAATGCTCATCATTTAGTATGTTAAAGCGGTAAGGATATTGTTCGGTAAATCAACATCTGAAAGACGGCCTTCATTTTTCCTGAATTCCTCTGAAATTTTGTCCCAGTTCTCATATAAAACTTTTGCGTTTTCCCAATCTTCCAAAAGATTTTCAAAAAAAACTTTATCGTCTGTGATTTTACCATCTAAAACTGGTTTATTTTTCATAGTTATCAGTTCCTTTCTATACCAAAACTATAGCCTTTTTTTAGGAACTTTTCAATAGCAACATCTTTATCCTTGTACTTTTCAAGTGCATCTTTCATAACAGATTTTGCTTCTTCAAAATTAAAGTTATCAAGTTTGTTGATATACCAAGTTTTTCCTTGATTTGTAACAATCATCATTGTTTTTATAGAAGGGTATATCATAAAAATATTTATATCATTCATCGAAAAATATGAAAGCCCTGGGTGATTATGCACTAATTCTAAAGATCTATTGCTAGAATTAACTAATAAATGGAATGTATCTGAATCACCTAAAAAGTCTACACTATCCTCTGTCCCTTTTACAAAATTTGTCGGCGTCTTCTCGGTGTTAGTTATTTTTCTTAGTGCTAAGACTTCATTGCTATTATTGTTCTTCTTTGAATAGGATAATAATTCTTGTCTTACAAGCATCGACTCATGGGCTTCGTCCTCTGTATACCCTGTTGGTCTAACATTTTTTATTTTGTTTATAGCCTGGCTTGTAATATTTACTTTGTTTCCTTTTTTGTGTTGCTCTATTTGAGTATTAAAATCAATACTTTTCCATTCGTCAAACCTTAGATTGTGTTCTCCATTTGCTAATCCATCTAGCCATTTTTCATACTCCTTACGGTCTGAATGTGGTGCGAGCGCACAATGACAATTCGGATGCCTTGGAGGTGCGTTTTCTCCTATTTCCATGTCTTTAAGCTTGAATGTTTTGCCATCCATTTCTTTACACAAAGGACAAACATCTTTTAAGCTACACGCTATATATTCATACTCATCAATTCCGTGAGCTTCATAAGACTCTGCCTGTGCTTGTGTTTGAACTCGTGCAATCTCGGTTCTTAACAATCTTTCTGCATTGCATCTAGATACATCGAACTTCTTTCGTATCTGAGGTATAAACTCTCTAGGATTCTTACCTTGAATCAATGCATTGGATAGAACACCGGATAAACTGTTTTTTAACTGATCTTGATTGACCCAAATTCGTTCTGAAAAGGTTGCATTCTTAAAAGATGAATCTGCTACTGTTTTGGCCATCTTCGCATTGTCAATCACTGTATCGCCTAAGATAGAAGCGTTACGTTTGATCTCTTCTAAATACGCTCCTTCAAGCTTATTGCCAGTATAAGACTTCAATTCGTCATGGCCTGCCACAAGCTCTAATCCAATGTTTGCTTTTAAAAGCTCCAATCGGTTGACTTTCATTGCAAGGTTATACAATCGCATCTGTTCATTGGCTTCATCTGAAAAGTTCTTTTCCTTTACATACTTCTTAGCTTTTCTTTTATATGCCTCAATATCTATGTTTGAAACTCTTTTTTTAGCTTCTGCCATAGTAATGTTTTCTTTATTTGCATAGCGACTAAAAAAGGATTCGATTTCCTTTTCAACCGAATCCATCATGTTTGCATATATTTCTTGTATCTCATCTGCATATTCCTGCTCATCTTTTAAGCGTTTCTTTTTCCATTCAAGCTCACGATCTCGCCAATATGTTTTACTGCTCATCGTTTTGTGAATCCTCATTATTTTGGAAGATTCGGTTTTCAGTTTCTACCATATCATTCTCATCTTCCTTTTTGATACGCTCCATTTCGGCATTCGTATCCTCAACTGCCGAGATAAATGACAATTGAGTTTCGTGAGACACGATTCCTGATAATTGTGCAGCAGTCTGTGCTTCTTCTAATAAGTTTGCAGGATAATTTTGTGTAAACTTGTATTCAACCTCAAGCCAGTCATTCTCAGAACGATGTGTGATTGCGTTACTAAATAAGACTCGGTATCTACGATTCATTCCAGACGTGAACTTTCGCTCTTTCGCTTTTGCCAGGTTTGACATAGAAAGAAGTTTATATCTCAATGCAATACCTGATGACGTTCCAAAGTTCTCATCATTGATATTAGCCACCATTGAGTTTTGGAAGATTAAACGTTCTAATCTGTTGATAAGGTTCTCTTGAGTTGCATCTGCATTTGGCTTTGACATAAAATCGACTACGATTCCATCACCGCTTCCATCCATTGACTCAAAGTTAATTGTTCGATTATCACGAATGTGTACCAAATCTGAATCTTCTACTTTCGGACCTAAGACTTTTAAATAGGCATCTGCAAAGTAATCAACATCATTTGCTTTTTCTGACATTGCTTTATTGTAGGCATTAATCAAACTGTATGTTGATTCAAAAATAGACATACGCTCTTCATTCTCAATAAATTCGGTTGCAGGAATATCGTTGAATCCATGCTCTATGCCATTAAACACATGAAGGCCACCTTTATCGTTGAACTCATATTTATATGTTTTGTCGTAGATATATCCACGCATAACCTCGTCTACAATCTGATAAGTTACAAAATATCTTGGTTTCTGAACTGTTGATTCATCATAAACCATGAATCCTTCTCTTGGATCTAAATAAGTGATTCCTAAATTTCCATAATCATCATTGAAATACAATTCATATCCTTTTCCAAAAACACTACAAATCTTAGATAGTTCTGCATTGTTGTCGTCCTGATCATTGTATTTATCTAGCAAGTTGATATAATCATCAATTTCTTTTTTCTTAGAAGATACTTTGATAGGAACGCCAATAAAAAAACCGTTGAATGTATCAACAATGTATTTTGCAAAGTTGACCACCACACGGTTATCTGGTTTATAAGATTCTTTATCTTTTTGATATAAGATCGGATAATCGCCAATATAGGCGTCATATAGCTTTTTATACCTGTCTGTTATTAACGACTTATGTTTTGTTATCAATCCATTCAACACTTCAATATTAATGATGTCTTTATCGTCAGATAGCTTAAATATCGTATCCGGTTTAATAATGTATGCGTTCATTAAATACCTCCTTTAAATGTCCTTAATTTAACTCGTCCAAATGTATATTTTTCAACTGCATAACGCATTGCATCCATTAAGTGGTTGAAATCATCAATTGGACGATTTATTTTGTTTCCTAATCTATCTTCATCCCATGTATAGTTACCAATTTCAGTTATGAAATTAACACATCTAGGATGAATGATGATTTCGAAATCTTGAATATATTGAATCCCATGTGTAATGGAATCCTTTCCCTTTTGTGATTTTTCAACACGAAGACCATACCCCCTAAGTTCATCAATCGACTTAGGTTCTGCACAGTCTGCTGTGAAAGACTTCTTTTGATAATGCGCGTTTTCAATCTCTTCATATAGCTTTTTATTGGAAAGACCTTTTTTATAAATTTCATCCCAAACATAAAGCTTTTTATGTTCTGTATCAATGAAACCTATAAAAACTGCAGCAGGGTCATTTGTATACCCAAAGTCAATACCATTTACAGAATCACAGTTGATGACTTGATCTAGTGTAAATTCTTCTTCTTTCCAATTCTCATAAACCAATCCATCAACAATACCCCAATTTCCTAATCCAGCAACTTGATATCGCCTAGGATTTTTCTCCTTCATGTTATCGAACAATCTTAAATCGGCTTCATCTAGCCATTCATTACACTTATAATTGGTTGTGATGGCTAATATATCAGGGTCGTTCTTAACATCAAAGAATCTTTTTTTTAGCCAGTGGTGTTCATTCCATGGGTTGAATGTAATCATCCACTGTTTCCAAAGATAAGGTGGTAACTCACCACGAATTGACTCATCTAATGTATCAAAGTCTTTTTCGCTCGTTATTTCATAAGCTTCTTCGAGCCATACCCAACATAGGAACCCATAATCTACAGTAATGGAAGTTATTTTTAACGGATCATCAAGCCCTCTAAAGAGAATCTTTTGCCCAGTTGGAAGATATGTTGCCTCCAAAGGCGAATATTTAAATTCCCATAAGTGTTCAACCTCTAATCTTCTTGTTGCCCATTTTAAATCCGTGAAGCACGAATCTTTAAGCGTTCGATAAGTCTTACGCACAACTAATGTATTCGACTTATCATACTTCATCATGTTGTATATGATGCGTAATGCAGTTGTTTTTGACTTCTTAGAAGCACGAGAACCTTTGCATGCAGCATAACGTCCTCTGAAGTTCCAATAGGATTTATATCCTTTCCCTACTATTTTAGGTAACTTTATAGATTTAGTCTTCAAGTTCATCCTCTCCTTCAAACTTAGGGACTACGATTTCTGCTTGAACTTTGTCTGTGAACAGTGAATATCTTTTTCCAAGTAATTCTGCAGCTTTATTTGCATCAGAAAGCTTTGCAGGAATCTCAACAATTTGAGGAACTTCTTCTTTGATTGTTTTCTTTCTTGGCTTTCCATCTCCTGTATCGACATACTCTGAATGTTCTTTTGTCACTGTAACGACAACAGATTCTTTCATTTCTCGTCGCATTACTTTTGTGAGGTATTCCATGACTTCTTGAACATCTGCCACATTGTTACTGTGCGCTTTCTCAAGACACTCATCCACATATTCTCTAATATGCGGTAAAGCTAATAACCTGGATGCATGCTTTGATGCATTATCTCGGCTCTTGCAATTTTTATAAACTTCCAAATAAGCATCCACTGCATTCATCGTTATCAAATAGTTCTCACAAAAAAGCTTTTGCTTTTCAGTCAACTTAGCCATAGAATTCCTCCTTTCTTGCATAAAAAAAGCCAAGACCTCTGTCTTGACATAATTTCTTATAATATTAGTTTACCACTTATTCAAGTACACAGTGTGCACCAATATAATAAAAGCCCATTTACCGGCTATATATATGGACTTATTCTTTATATATAATATTATTCTAAATAGATTGTATAGTTAATCTTGTTTGATTTCGGATCAACATAAAATCTAAAAGCTTTCTTACCGTAATCTTTTGCGTAATACGTTACGCCATCACGTGTAAAGTGAGTACAAAAAATAACTTTTTGTTGCTTCATATTACATTCCTCCTTTCACAATCTTGAAAGGAGCGTCGCAAAATGATACAATTCAATTGATCTATTGAAGAGTTTAGCCGCATTTTGTGTGCTCATCTCAAGATTTTAGAATCAAGTTGCAGCTTGATTCTTTTTTTATATTCAATGTTCAAAAAAAGCTGAACATTCAATATAGTCTATTTTTTAAAATTTTCAACTTGTATCTTTGCACATTGCCAAGATACTTTACAATTTTTCACGATATCATTTGCACTCATATTTTTTACTAAATCCATAGGAACTAAAAGCTCAGCTGCAAATGTATTTGCTTGCCATTCCGGGTTTATATAGAACGGAATTTCTTCGTTTGCTCTTGCAAAACGAATGTGATTCGCCGTATGGAAAAGGTAATGAAACAATTCATGCGCTAACGTGAATCTAGATCTCCCGTCTCCATTAATTGCTTTTTCGTAAACGTCTGACCGCACTACCATCTCATGAGTATCAGGATATGTTATAGCGTAATGTCCAGGTGTGATTTCATCTGGCTCAACAATACTCAGAGAAAATTCTTCATCAATTGTTGGCAACACAACATCAAGAAACTTAACTATCGGAAAACAATATCCCTTAATATTGAAAATTTTTCTAAGTCTTTTAGCAATTAATCGAATCTCATTTCTTGACAAACCATCCGCCTGGCACATTGTACTCATAAGCAACTAATCCTCCTTTAATACTTTTTCAATAGCTTTGATTTGATTCTCTGATAATGAATCAAACTTTCGAGCAAAAGCATTGGCTAAGCCCGCTAAATCAGCATCTTTCCCAATCAGATTTATATTCACGTTCTGTTTAGATAAATCCGCTGCTTTTTCCAGATTTTCTATCTCATTCTGTGAAAGACTGTATAAAGAAGTTAATGAACTAATAAAAGATTTTGGAATTGCTTTTTTTCCATGCTCAATCGCAGATAAATACGATGATTTCACACCTAAACTATCCGCCATTGTTTTTAATAGTTCTCCTCGATCTAAACGAATTTTTCTGACTTCCTTCCCAAACGCTGTAAGCATAAAGCAGTCCTCCTATCATTTCTCTAATGTCCATAGATATTATCTCATAAAAAATTAATATGTCAACTTTTTAAAGTTATTATTTTAACTTTGTATGGGTTAACTTTTTTTACACTAAACTGTGTATCTCATTTCTTATATGTTTCCATAACCCTTTTCTAGAATATCCATATTTATCGGCTACATCATATGTATTCATATTCCAGAAGTATAGATCAAACAAAATATTCTGATCACGCAAAGATAGAAGTTCTATCGCTTTACATTCATTCAAGCGTCTACGATAATAGTTGATTTCTGCCACCTTTTGAGATTCTTCCTCCATCATTCCTAAAGGACTTGTATAACAGCCATGAAAGGTCGGCATAGGAGCATTTGATTTCTCCTGCTCCTTTGTCAACCTAATTGGATTATGACTAAGCCCTAGCATTTTATGATTCAGGACTTCAAGTTCCTCGTTTAGCTCAATGATTCGATGGCAGCAATAATTTGCTGACTTCAAATCATTCAACATTTGATTTACTTTTAATTTGTTCATTTTGTCCACCTACTTCTTCTTTGCGACAGCTGACCCTCTGTGCCAAGATTCCTCACCACCGCGATATCTTCTCTCGTTCGCTTTTTCTTGGTGTTTCTTATACTCTTTTAGCCCAAAATTCTCACGTTCTAATTTGACGATGTAATTCGTAATTTGTTCTAAGCATGATTCCATAGAAATAAATCTGGTACTAAACCCTATCAGATCCCATATCTTTCTATCTAAACGAGCACATGCTTCTCTTACAAATTCATCATGAATGTCATTTATGTTTTCGACTAAAACTTTCATCATTCCACATCCTTCAAATACTCTAATTCTTTCAACATAGATACGAAGCATGGTTGTACAATTTCCAAAGCCATTTTATATTTGTTTTCTTCATTATTCATCTTCGTCATCTCCTTTTAATAACTGTCCACAAAAAAGACAACGAGGGTAATATTTGTTTCCATGATATGTTGGAATAGGCACAACTCCATGCTTACACGTTGGACAAGATAGCATCAAATCGCCACATGGGCCAAACTCAATATCAATTGGTTTCTTAGGCGTTTCTTTATCCGCAAGATTCCCCAACAATTGAAAATATACCTTGGCACGAGTAGTCTCTTCTATGTCTGCTGCTTCGCACGCAATTTGATGTTCTTTTTCAAGAACTTGCAACAATTCTTGATATTTATTCATTCTCTTTCTCTCCTATTTTTTGCATTCCAGTATGCCAGCAATAATAGTAATAATGATAAGTACAATTTCAATGATTCCTGGAAGTAATACCAACCACCAAGACCATGTGATTACATTAATTAATTTCAAAACAATAAAAACAATTGTAAGTATTCCTAAAATTCCCATTTTTATTTTTCCTTTTCATCTAAATGCTTTTCTATATGATCTTCTAAATCTTTTTTTGTCATGCTTTAACTTCCTCATCTGCAGGCATATAGAATGTTAATCCGCACTGATTCTCAATAAGTTCTTCAATTCTATCTAGAACCTTCAACGCTTTTTCTTCAGTTAAATAAACGCCTAGCGTGACACTTTCTTTTTCTAAAGAATTGCATATGAAATACATTCTTTTATCTACAGAGGGGATAATTACTACTTGATTTACATTTAACAGCGCTTTTCTACTTTGGCTCCTAATCCACATAACTTACTCCTTTATATTTTTTCTTAATTCTTTCACAAATCTTTTTAGCTCAAAATAAAGCAAAATTGGAAGTATAATCGGATAAAGGATTGTTACTAACCAAAAATAATCATATGCTAGATAACTGATATCATTTACGATATATGAAATTATCATCCCAGCCACAATATAAACTCCAAAAAGTATTACAATCTCGACTATAAGCTCAATATCCATTAGTATCCCTCTTTCAATCTTTCCATGTTAATCGCATTCTTTCTCATATAAGCTGCATAGATTTCTTCCAGGCAAAATCCTAAATGCTCACTTAGTGCCAATAGATACATCAATCGACTATCTGCAAGATCAATAATGCGTGTCAATGCAGTTGCTATTCCAAGGCCGATATCCATTTGTACCATAGGCATATAGTCACGAGGACTTTCTAAATCGTACCCGAGATCATCCAACAAATAGGTTCTTTTTCCATAAAACAATTCGTAGATCAAGACAAAGTGGAAAACATCTGCCAACTCTTCCAGGACTTTGCTTCTATCTACTTGTTCCTGGCTTTTCTTCCACCAGCACCAGTCACCTTTGAGTTCATGAGTGAATTCACCAATCTCATCGAGTGTGGCCATGTCGATTTGTTCCTTTGAAATTGTAGTCAAACCAAACTCTTTCATGATGGCCGAATTCAGCTCATCTTGTTTCTTTAGCATTGTCTCAATCATGCGTAGTTCTGAGTCTTTCATTACTTTTCCTCCTTGTTGTCTTTTCTCCTTTAAAACTTCGCCATTCTTCGTCAGAACGGAAGGTCGTCTGATGCAATCTCAAGAGCATCAACTTCGGCTTGTTGAGTCAAGCTTTGCGCATACTGCACATTCGATTGATTGTGATTCCTTGTCTGAGCTCCATACGATTGATTCTGAGCGTAATTTTGAGTGCCATAGGTATTTGTAACTCCTAGAGTGTTTTGCTCGTTAAAATCATTTCTAGGTGTCAAAAACTGCACGTTCTCTGCAACGACTTCTGTGACATAGACTTTCTGTCCTTGCTGGTTGTCGTATGAGCGTGTATTGATTCGGCCTTCAACTCCTAGCTGATTGCCTTTCTTCTGGTACAGTTGGATGTTGTCGGCCAGCTTATTCCATGCAACGCACTGAATGAAATCAGCATCTTGCGTTCCGTCCTGGTTCTGCCTTCGATTGACTGCCAAGGTAAACGAACATACACTTGTTCCGCTTTGTGTCTTTCTGAGTTCTGGATCACGTGTCAATCGGCCAATCAGAACCACTCTGTTGATATCTTGCATAGGCTCACGCTTTCAATCCGCAATCATTCGCGATTGCCTGCATAGATTCGGCCATCATCTGACGCATCTTTTTCGTGTCTGCAGTAACCAAGTCGACCAGGTCGTTGAATTCCGCCATGTTGATCGTGCTCTTGAAAGCTTGATACTTCTCAACAAGTGTCGGCTCGACTTGTGGTTCTTCTTCCTGGATGGATTCAACCACCTGAGTTTCTTCTGGTTTCTGCTTAGGTTCTGCATTGACTACGACCTCCTCTTTGGCCACAACTTCGACTTTAGCTTCCACTTGCTTTTTGGGCGGTCTGCCACGTTTCTTCATGACCTTTTCCACGATATCCGATTCCCGAATATTCATGCCACCGATTCGGTATGGTGCGACTTTGTCCGTATCGTCGACGTACATGATGGTTCCTGATCGGTCTGTTCCTGCACAGTGATAAATGACTTTGTCACCAGGAGCGTATTTGAGTTCTTGTTTTTCGGTTTGTTTTTTAGTTTTCATTTTCACAGTTCTCCATTTTTGATTTTTTCCTGCAGCTGCGCTAATTCGCTTTGCAGTTGCTCTTCTGACATCTGGACTGGTTTAGCGTAGAATTTCTCATCCAGTTGGATTGCTCCGGTTCCTGGATTGTCTTCTTCACGTTCCGCTTTGCTCCATTTCTTCAAAAGCCCTCTCCAGTCCCTGATAGGATCGTTGCCTGTCTTCCATCCGGTGGATTCGTAGTGTTTCCAAAACTTTTTGGCATCTACGTTCAAGTTGTGTTCCTGGATGTAGTCCACGATTTCTGAAATGGACGGTTTAACAAAACAGTCAGTCCAGTCAGTCTGCACATTTTCGTTTGTTGCACTTTTTGACGTAGCCACACTATCTAACTTCTGACTACTGACTGACTTATTTCTAGACTCTAGACTCTTGACTCTAGACTCTAATCTCTTATCGGACAATGTCCTTTTTTTGTCCGAGACAATGCCCTCTACTTTGTCCTTCGATTTTTTCTCTGTTTTTGAGCTCGTTTTTCGAGTGCTTTTTGAGCCTTTTTTTGAGCTTTTTTCAGACGGATTTTTCTTCTTATTTTCACGATACAATCGCTTTTTTTGTGCCCATCCGGTTTCCGATCCAATCATCGATTCATAATTTGCAATCTTCATCACATTGTTCTCAGACACTACAATCAGTCTTAAATTCTGGAATAATTCAAGGGCCGCTCTGACTGTGTCTGCGGAAAAAAACTTTGTGTCACGTGCAATTTTATCGACAGTGTATGGAATCATCATGTCGCCTACTTTTGAGGCTAAAACACCATCTGTATTTGATGTCATGGTGCACAATTTTATGTATAGAGTTACGTATTTACATCCGTCTTCCTGGGATAAAAGAAAATCGATTGCGTCACTTTCGAAAAAATCAGTCTTCAACTTGATCCAATAATAAACTTTGCTATTATCCTTGATTTCCGACATATGCAATCCTTTCTATTCTTCTTTTGGTTCTATTTCATTTATAACTACCATTACGCATGGTTTCTGTGCATATCTCTTGAAGACATGCAGGTCTGATACCTGCTTATCATCTTCGAAAGCCACTTTATTTAAAGAGTCCAGTACAACTTTTGCAATGTTGTCGGAATCTGGCTTCTTTTGTGGTTGGATTTCATTTGCGAGCATCTTATTTAGTTTCACTTTTGATACATTCTTAGGTGGTGAGAAATACGCGAAAATCTTCACTTCCAGGGACCCTTCCAGCATGCTTGGAGTGCCACACTGTTCCATGAAGCTTAATCGTACTAGATTCTCATATTCAACTGTTTTAGGTGGTGTATGCACACTTACATACTTACCACGATTAGAGAATCGAGGTCTTCCTTTGGACCCCGGTTCTCCTGGTACTACAAACTGATAACGCATTATTCTTTGATTTCTCCGGTCACTGGATCTTCACCAGGCTGTTCCTGATATTCTGCATCAAAGAATTCATTTGGAACATCTGCCATATCTTCTTCAATCGTTGTCTTGATTGATTCATCTGTATTCATTTGCTTAACGAATTCAGTTTTCAAAGGAGCATATTTTAACAATTTCTTTAAAACTGTTTTCTTGGCCATTTCATCAAAGTTTGTTTTCCATGGACCACTGCTATATGACTTAGAATATTTTTTCGCATGATCAAGAACATCTTCATACGACATGACCTGGAATCCTTGTCCACCATTCACTAATTTGAACGTTGCATAATAATAGATCGGCTTACCTCGATTTGTTCTTGCAGGTTTATGTTTAAGCACTGGATCCATTCCAAGTTCATACTCAAACTCATCATTTTCATAAACGACTTGAGCATCAATCATTTTGACTTCGCCTGAACGATATGCCAGGTCAATCAATCCCTTGTAACCAATCTGGAACTGACAAGCTCCACCATATGGAATCAGATAGGCTTGTCCTAACGGAGTGTTTGGCTCCAATCCTAATTGTGCTGCATTCATCATTGCAGCCAAGAATGACTGTGGAGTGCATGATGCTAGCTTGGCATTATTAGATACTGCAGACAATGCGATTCGTGTGAATCGTTCTGGAGTCATTACACTAGGCAATGCCTTCGCGATTTCTCCTGACATCACTGAGATATACTCCTTGATGGTCTTTGATTGCTTTTTGGCCACAGTGTTTGACTGCTTCTTTGCAATCATTCCTTGTTGATTTGTTGTTGTCATAAATATTTATCCTCCTACTGTTCTTTGACTAAAAATCTTCTCATTTTTCTTTGAGTTAAGTATTGATCATAAAGTTCAGGTTCATCCTTTCTGAACTCTTTAGTATCGAATGTATTTGATACCGATGTTTTCCATGTAACTTTGAACTTGTCAGATGTTCCAATACCAGAATCACCTAAGTAGTTCTTTACTTCATTCTCATGTTTCTTTTGAATTTCCTGGAGCTCCTTGATTTTATCTTTGACAAGCTTCAAAGCATCCAGTTCCGTCTGCAATGGAGTTAGATCCACAATGTTGTCTTCATCGTTTTCAACCGGATGAAGTTCACTGATTGCTTGTGCAGTGGAATCCGAACCATCGATTGGCGGTTCAATATCCTTCTCAACACAGTTCCAGAACTCTTTCTCCTGCTCGATCAGTGCATTGACTTCATCATCGCTTCTAAGAACCTCGTAGCAATACAAGTCAACTCCAGGAATATAAATAGCTATATACCACTTAGAAAGACCAGTAACCGCCATATAATGCATGCACTGTGCATAATACTGAGGTGGAATGTTTCCTTTCTGATACATATCTTTGTTGTATTCAGACGTGGTCTTGATTTCTAGACCTGCGTCTTCTCCAACAACCAATCTGTCAACGTTGGCCAACATGAATGGATGATCTACAGATTGAAATGAAAATCCACTCTTTCGACATTTCTTGCCAGTTTCTTCTTCCCAACGTCTGGCCACATAAGCTTCCGCATCTCGACCAAATCGCATACGCTCATTGTCAATGTTCTTATGGATTCGGCCAGTCTTTTCACACCATAGTGCATAAGCCGATTTGTATTTGTTCATGCCTAGAACAGAACCGGCATCCGATCCACCGATTCCTTTTAGACGATTATCCAGCCACTCTTCATGAGTAGCTGGTAGCTTATGCTTTGTCACTTTATTCATCTTCATTTGATTTATCCTCTTTTTCTTCTTCTGGTTCACCTGGATCATCGATGTAACGATTGTCGTTCCATTCTCTCCAGTCATCGATGTCTTTAAAGAATGGCATCGCTAGTTCTCCTTGAATGGTGGATGCTCCGCTAGAAATCTGTCCATTTCGTCATCGTAGCATTCTCCACAGACTGCAAATCCAAATCCATATGCAGTATGTACTTCTCTTGATGTGTACATCTCACCATATTTGTGTAATCTGCCACATTGTGCACATGGAACCATCTTTTCCATGTCTTCTTCATACGTTCTACATTCATCAGGAAGAAGAATGTCTTCGTATTCATGAAGTTCTACATTGTATTTTCTTGCTCTAATGGACATAGCACTTACCTCTTCTCTTTCCACTGTTGATTTTGCAATAACTTCTGAGTTTTTGATTCATCCTAGCATTGAACGCATCTACTGCACTTTCGAAGCAATCAGCTATCTGATCTGCTTCTAGATCGAATATAGATCCAATTGCATATATACTAGGATTTGCATGTGCTTCAATATCCAGCATAGGCGAAATTCTAACTTCATACGCACTGTCTAAAGATTCCAGGTATTCTTTAAGTTCAGATTTGAGTTTCGCAAGATCATCAGGATTGTTAGATTTTGCGATATCTTCCTTCAGCTTGTCGAATCTTTCCTTGATTTCATTGATTTGAGCATTTCTTTCAAGAATTTCCTCTAAGCTCGCATTTATAGGTTCGCGGTATCCCTTTTTTTCCATATTGATATTTCCTCCTGATTAATGAATCTGATGATCGACTTTGTTCATGTTGATTTGTCTTTCAAGCTCTTTGGAAAAAGCCTGCGTACACGCTTTGAAACATTCAGTGATTAGATCAGGCTTCATATTTGTGGTAATTCCAAAGATTAAAGCACCGGCTTTGGATTCACCAGTTACAACCGGACTATCGAATCCAGGAATCACTCTCAATTCAAATGCTGCTCCGCAATTCTTAATGAGATTTTGGAACTCTTCTATAATTGCATCACCCTCTTCTTTTGATACATCGCCTTGTAACTTTTCAAACAACTCATTAAGCTTGTCATTCATTGCATTATATTTTTTCGATTCTTCATCGAATTCATTCGCACTTTTTTTCAATACAAATTGTTTCATTTTTGATTTTCTCCTTTTTACCTTTTACTCAAACCCTGCAACCTGGATATCACAATCTGCTAATTATTTATGCCCAAATTCAAACGTGTTTTTTTGCTTTATCTTAGGAAGTTTTACGAGTTACAATTATGGATTTTTTTCTGACGTGCTTGCAATTATAACGTGTTTTTTTGAGTAGGATAGGAGTATTGAAATATCATCAATCCGTTAAAGAAATATATTTTTTTAGCAGACCACGTCACTTACGGCAATACCCAGGTTGCAAGATTTGAGTTATTTGTTTATAATTTAGTTGTTAAATTTTGATTGGCCACTTTCCTAATAAGTGGTCTTTTTTATATCCTTCTTGTGCTACGCAGCTTGATCAGGTTATCCAAATAAGGCTGCAAGCCAAGAACATTAATTACCTTTGCGGTTGGCCATCCGAAACAATTGGATTGAACGCCAAGCTTATTCAACTCAGTCTTAACCGTTGCGCTGCAACATCCAACAATCTCTGCCAAGTCTCCCTGCGTGATATATGCATACTTTGTAAGCTTCTGGATCTTGTCCTCAACTTCTGCATCATATTCCATACAAGAGACTGTTCTAATATTCTTCATAAGCTGAACTCCTTTCTACAGTCGAATAGACTGGATGGTCGTACATACAAACGCAGTAGCGATCATACATCCAATCACTAACACAACACTCGCAAATAACATCCAGTTTGCGAAACGCTGCTTTCTGCGCACTGCCTTCTCTCTTTTATCTAGATCAGCATAACGATGCATCATCTTTGTATATTCTGTTTGATGTGGATTGTTTGCAAACGGAGCCAATTCACATTGTTGTTCTTTGATTTCATCTGTTTTTTTTACAGTTCTTTTTTTCGCAGCTGTTGCTTTATTGGCTGCTGTGTTTGCTCTTGGCATGTTTATATCCTTCACTTTCTATTTTTTCGATTGCTTCATCCAATTTGAATCTGAAATTGAACTCTTCTATATCCTGCATTCCTAGATAATAAAGAAGATCAATATCATCGTGATTGAATACGTAGCAATGTTCCTTATCCATATAGCCTTCTGGCCATGGACATCCTGCATAGTCATAGAGATTCTTTGTTTTAGGATTTGCTTGAAGTCTTCCGATAATCATCAACTTCTTTGTTCCTTCTTTAAGAACCACGACACTTCCAATAGGTAATAATTCTTGCATGTTCTACTCCTTTCTACTGCGTTCTACTACGTTTTACTATGTTCTACTCCGTTCTGGTGCAGCACTTGAGGTGCCACTTCTTACTGATCAACATGATTTGGTTACTGTTTTGTGTGCGAACACTTTTGCCCGATTAATTTTTAGATATTAGAGCAATAATTAGTTTTGGAGGCGATTCTTCACCTCATTCTTTTATGATAAAAACAAAACAGCGTCTATTTCTTTTGATTTGCGAACAAGAGATATTTTCATGTCATTCAGATTTTGCCATGTCAGTATGATAAGGGGACCTCATATTTTAGAATCTAGATTCTGCGAATGTTTGTAGGTAGCGCTAGAACCATGATTCTTGACGATAGCAATGAGCACTAATGGAATCTATTCCTTTCTATGCTTGAAATGACACCTCAAGTACTGCCCAGAGAATTTTTTTGTTTATGTGCACTTTTGAAAATTCAATGATACTATCTATCCTGGAAGGAGGTGATTTATATGCGTAAATGCTTTTTTGTTACTCCTATAGGTGATAAAGGATCAGAAGTTCGTATTCATTCCGATCAAGTTTTGAAGCACCTGTTGAAACCAGTATGCTCAGAATTAGATTTTGAACCTATACGAGTAGATAAAATTGCTAAGACTTCAGTTTTAACAGATGACATATTCAACCACTTAAAAGATGATGACCTTGTAATCGTAGATATCACGGGTCACAATCCTAATGTCTTTCTTGAACTAGGCTACCGAATGGGCCTTGGTAGACCATACATCATCATTCAGGACTGTGAATATAAAGCAAACTACCCTTTTGATATTTCAAATATTCGTATCATGTCTTATAGCCTGGACCTAGATGGTATCGAAACTTCAAAAAGTGAACTTAGTAGTTTTATCAAAAACACAGACTTTTCAAGTCTAAACACTATAAATGTTTTTCCAGATGTCCCAGGAGAATCAAATTTAGAAGTCATTCGTGAACCTGATGGTGGCATTAGCATCAATGTTAAGTAAGGCTTACACTAATCTTTACTTTCTTTAAAAGCTGGATTTCATTGTGAAGTTCAGCTTCTTTTTGTTCTACCAAAGCCATATTAAAGCCTCCGTCTACGAACATTTCATGAAGCTCCTGGCTTAACTTTTCGATTCTTTGATAGTTGTCGATTGTAATATCAACCTGTTTGGGTTCTACTTTTAAGCTCATGTTCATTCTCCTTTGTATGCTGCAAGCATACTTTTTCTGATTTTCTATGTGCTACAATCTTCTTTTGAAAGGAGGTGTAGCAAATGACTAAAAAGTATAATATCGGTAGTAAATCAGATATGCGTAGACTTGAGCGTGACTTACAAAAATCTTTAGAGAGAAACCTTGCTAGTCAAGTCAACAATCTAAGCATTGACGTAAAATGTCCTAAATGTGGCAATACCTTCAAAGCTTCTTCAGGTAGCAATGTCTGCCCACATTGCAAATCTGAGATTACTTTGAACATAAGTCTTTAATTGTTAAAGCCAATTCATCTGCCAATGAGTTGGCTTTTTCCAATTTAATAAGCATTTTGTCAAGTTCCTCGTTTACCTGATCCATGCCCTCAAGCTTGACGGCAACAGATATTGTGCTTAGTTCTTCTTTCTGTACCATTTGTTCTTTCACTAGATCTACAGTGTTAATAAAATCTTTTACTCTATTTTCAGCCATTTAAATTTCTCCTTCAGATTGTGACTTCATAAGCCCAGGAAAATCGAGATTAGCAGAGTAGTCACTCAACTCTTCCATACTTGGCATAGGTACACTTGCCTGTTTGGAAGAGTACTTTTTTTGTACATAATGCACAATCTGATTCCATTCATGCGGTTTCAATTTTGAAATCATACTTAACAAGGTATCTAATTCTTCTTTTCTCATATAATTTCCTCCCATCCTCAAGTACCGCACCAATGTAAATTGGCTTATCCCCACATCTCCTTACATGCTTTTTTGAATTCAGGAAAAACGTTGGTAAACATACTGATAGGAACCTGTTTGGCACCACAAATAACCTTAGATACATTTGAATTCTTATATTCATCCGAATCCTGAACCATATGAATCATTCGGTATGCCATTACTTTGTTGATTCCTAGTGACATCACATCTTTGTATCCTAATAATGTCTTTGCCATGCGCTTTCCTCCTTTCTGTGGTAGTCGTTGGTAGTACTATTAATAAATGTTTAACATGTTAAACATTATCTGTAAAAAAATTTGCTCGACTTTCACATTTAATGCCTTGGATATTTTAAAAAGAGTATCTGTAGTGGTATTCGTTAAAGCTCCACTCTCTAAACGGGCAATTAAATTTTGTGAAACCCCTGATTTTTGAGCTAATTCGGCCTGAGATAAATTTTCTTTTTCTCGCAATTCCTTAATTTTGAATCCCATCTCAATCACCACCTTTCTTTTGTACACTTGGAGTTTAACATATTAAACATCGTAATTCAATAGTTTTGTTTAAAATATTAAACTTTTTTCTTGCTAAAACGGTTCAATTTGTTTAATATCTGTCTCTTATACACATCTCCG